CTCAGGGTTAAATGCAGAGCGGTGACCAAGTTTGACACCATTCTTGGAATGGGCGCCAAGAGACAGAGTCAGAGTGTTATTGCACACAACACGGATCGGCGTGAACCGAATGTCAATCGCACGACCATACTGGTGAGGGTTGCTGAACAACAGATAACTGTCAATCTGGTCATCCCCAAGAATCGAGAACGACTCCTTTACTTTGGCAAGGCACCACACATTGCGACCCTCTTTCAGAGAACCAGCAGTATGCAACTCCATATCGCCAGCGAGGACAAACTCAGAGAAGAACTCAAACGCTTGTTCGTTCTGAATGGGGTTCCAGTCATCACCAACGACATCAAGAATCGAATTGTCGGACGAGCGAACAAGAGCTTTCTTGCCAGTGACCTTTTGACCCGCAGCGATAAACATATCCTGTTTCTCAACGGTCCAATCACAGCCAGCCTTCTTCATCATCTGAGCAGGGGTCAGGTCATTGGAGACCGACTCGCCCAAACCGTGCCAAGGTACTTCGCCAGCATAAGCCATAGTTTCTACTTCATGAGACATATCATCTTCCTTTCGATTAAAGAACCTTCATTATCTTCGATTTCAAACCAACAGTCAACAGATTTGGATGGATATTTCGTACGCCGGGGTGACGTCTTGGGAATCCAACCAATGTTGTACAATTTGTAGCACTTCTTCTGTACTATCGCATTCACGATCCCACACTGTGTGGAATTCGTCTGTGACAATCACACGGACCATCTCATATCTCCTCCTCAACGTCATCGACGATGATGTCGTTGCAACGCATCATGTCCGCTACATCATATTCGCTCATATACTTCAAGCACATCTTTGCGACAGTTTCCGCAGAGATCAAGCCTTCGTCGATCATCGTCAGCAATTGAATTGTTTGATCACGCATTTACATTCACCTCCAAAACCTTCGTAGGAAACTCGATCTTACCATCATACTCGAGCTGGGCGCGCTCGAAGTCAGTCAAGTAATCATCCGAGTGGATAGACCAACCTACAATAAACTCTTCACAGAAGTCGTTGGCAACTTCCACCTGATCACGAACGTTGTTCAAGATCTGATCAACCCGAGCTTCCGCCCACTCGTAGTCGGCGTCGAAGTCCAGGCTCTCGACCACGTACTCAGAGCCGCCCTTCAGCTTCCAGTACGGCTCTTCGGCCGAACCGTAGTTTTCGCAATACTGAGTGAAGATAATTAGCTTGGACATCTCGAACTCCTTTTCTCAACTGTTGCGTCCAGTATCTTATGTATTCGATTTCAGGTCAACAGCCAATTTAATGTGCTTACAATCTCCGCGGAAATTAAATCCGGGGCAGGAACACCGCCCGGTAGCAAGATTAACTTGGTACTTTTTACCATTACTGCCCGGAACTTCAACCAAATCTTGAGACTTTCCTGCCCGGGGAAATAAACTAATATCCGCTTTCACGAATGTTCGTCCCCGGCGATCAAATCCAGAAATGCCATTTTTGAAGTAAGTTGGTTCAGATTCCCCCTGGCGGAGGTATGCCACCAACTTGCTACCATCAAGTAGATATGTGTGGTTAGGGTAGTCCCACACCGTAGTTTCTTGTAGTGCTTCCATACGCTTCCTCAGTTGTTCCGTTCAGTGTCTTGTATATTCGACTTGACGTCAACTAGATGGAAAGTGTTATTTCCGAGGCTGACCCGCCCGGAGAAGGTTGCAGGTGTTTGGGTAATAAGGAACACCTGCGAATCCCCACCTAGCCTTAAGCGGCTAGAGCAAATACCTCATCATTGGCATTTATAGTTTTTTGCTTCTTCGGCCGGGTAGTCCCAACCCTACGGTTTTCACATTACCGTGCTGTCCACTCTGTTACTCATTGCCCTGTCGAAACCTGTACACCCCCATCATAAACATATAGTTTGGATCTTACTATGAGCATTGTTATCTCATTCGCCAGTAGACTATATGCTTATGGTGGAGGTGGGCGGAATCGAACCGCCGTCCAGAACACCTTTCTCATTGCTTCATACAGCAATAAATTTTGGATCAGATAGCTGGGTTTGCTCGCTCTAGGCATCCGGTGAAGACGAAACATTACTGCTCGTCAGATCCAATACTATTTATTGCCAAAGTTTTCTTGACTCGTTCTTTGTCTTGTCAGACAACGGAACATAATCAAGTTCCTCTGCAATTTGATCATTATTATAAGCCCATTCAAAGAACTTGTAAACAGCTTTTGTATTCTCGCCGTTAGGATAGACGATAATGAATGTCTGTGCTGTGATAGCCCAGTCACCAGACTTGAACGTATCGGCACTTGGTGCTACACCGTTAAGCGTAGTTGTCGTAAGATCATTTTGCTTAGCAAAAGCATATTCCACATAGCCGACTGCTCCTTTAATTTGTGTAACCATAGCAGCCACACCGGCGTTGCCTTTACCACCCATTGTATTACCTTCCCACTTCACTGCTTTACCTGGCTTCAACTTAAACTCTTTTGAGTTGCTAGCAAGATAGTTAGTGAAGATAGAAGTTGTGCCAGAACCGTCTGAACGGTGCGCAACCGTGACAGGCATGTCAGGTAGACTTGCATCGATCTCTTTCCAGTTCTTTACCGAACCAGAAAACAATCGAGCAACTTGATCTGTTGTGAGATTAATTTGGTTTTTCTCTACACCTGGCAGATTGACTACAACTACGACACCACCCATCACTGTGGGGAATTGTACTTGACCATCTTTCTTGAGGTCTGCTTCTGAACGTGCAACATCAGATGCACCAAAGTCAACAGTCTTACGACCGATCTGTTTGATACCACCCGAAGATCCGATTGCCTGGTAATTAACTTCAATACCAGTCTCTTGTTTATATTGCTCTGCCCATTTAAAGTAAACGGGAGCTGGGAATGTTGCACCAGCGCCAGTAATAGCAGCTTGTGCTGTGAGTGTGATTGTAGCTGCAAGAGCCGCGATGATTGGTTTCATTCTTTCTCCTTAAAATAGAGCTTATGCTCATCAATATCTAGAGTGAGAAATATTAAAGTTTGAAGAATTTTTTATTAAGTTTTTATTAAACTTATTTTAAAATTAAAATACTTTCCTCAACAACTTGATCAATCCTACAAATAACCAGGCAAATAATACTCCAAATCCAAATCCCACAACGAAATATATCTGCTTAGTAAGAACAAACTCGTACATACTAGATCCCTTTACTAGCTCTGTACTTCTCTCTCAACTGTATAAAACCACCAATCCATTTGTCTCGATGTTCAATGAACAGTTGGGGATCATTGTCATCAACACCCATAATAATAACAAGTTGAGTAACAGGAAGTTTTGTTCTTTCTTCAAACGCTACAGCATAGCAAGCCGTCTGCATGAAGTAATCATGAATGTCATCAGCTGACTTCCACCGACGAGACGTCTTGAAGTCAATAATTGACAGACGACCTCTGAACTCAGCAACACAGTCGACTGTACCAGCAACCTGGAGGTGGTCAGAATATAGTGGCGTCTCTAGAGCTCTTATGTTATCGATCTCATCAAGATACGGAATCATTGATGTAAACATATCATTATCATCAGCTCTTGCATCAGTCTTGTTCTCTTTCAAGTAGTACTCACAAAGAGTGTGAATACGAGTACCACGAGATGATGCCTTCGATGAGATTGCGTTTGCAGTCTGTTCACCTACCCGTCGACGCCACTCCATAATCTGAGCCATCTTATATTGACTCGTGATTGTAGTGACGCTAGGATACTTTTGACCTGTTGGTGTTTGGTATACTCTTGAACCATCTTCGTTAGTGATCCGCTCTAATTTACCAAAGTCATGATCAATAAATGTTTTTACTTTTCCCATCGATAGTATAAATGTGAGCCTACTCTTACTATGTAGGTCTTTGTTTTACGCCAATTCGGCTTGACGTAATAAGCATGATAGTGAGTAGCACCATCTGTGATTCCACGGAAACGACCTGCATACAAGAACTCACGGGCCCAACGATATGCCTGTTCCCATGCCTTCAAGTCACGGGGATTATCCGACTTGCCATCACAATACCAGCTGAACTGACACTTGTTTCGAATAATCTTTCCACTCTTTGTCTTACGCGCTTGCTTAACAACACCACATACAGTGTCAGGATACCTGCTGTCAAGTACGCGATTTTGAACGACATCAGACACAGCCATCGCATCAATCAGCGAGCTGGAACTTGTTTCATAGTAAATGTTCAGGGCTAGACACTCTACAGCAGTGTGATCCTTTTCTTCCATTGAGGCAGGAGCTTGTGCTTGAGCAGCTGATGATGCAATAGTCAACGATGTGAGAATTGTTGTAATCATTTGAAGCATGGGTTTTATTTATGTGGAACACAATTGCAATTGTACAGGATTATAAATAACCTGACAACAATAATAAAAAACAGGGACGGATTATGATTGATCCATTTACAGCCATGGCGGCCGCATCGGCTGCGTTTAAAGGCGTGCAGACCCTTGTCAACCACGGGCGTGAAGTAGAAGACGTGTTTGCTCAACTTGCCAAATGGGCCGGCCACGTATCAGATGTCCAAGAGTGGCTCGGACAGAAGTCAAAACCATCTATTTTCAAAAAGTTAACATTTCAAGATGACACTAAAGCTGCACTTGAACATGTAGCTCTTCGCAATAAAATAGCAGAACAAGAAAAACAGATACGAGAGATGTTTCAGTGGTATGGACCACCTGGTGCATACGAAGAGTTTATCAAAGCACGTCGAGCTATCAAAGCACAACGGGAAAAACAGATATACGAACAGCTCCGCAGACGAAAAGCATTTGTTGAGTTTGTAATTGCCATAACGTTGTTAGCTAGTGCTGTTTCTTTAATAATTTGGTTGGGTGTACTAATAGTATCTTATAAGGGAGCACTGTAATGTATGAATATAGATGTAAGGTTAATAGAGTCGTCGATGGAGATACAGTAGATATTGATATCGATCTCGGTTTTGGCGTTTGGTTGAAAGATGAGCGTGTACGTATCATGGGTATTGATACTCCCGAATCTCGTACAAGTGATAAAACAGAAAAAGTGTTTGGTCTTGCTGCAAAGGCAAGATTGAAAGAGTTACTTGGTAAACAGGCTATTCTGAAGACCCAAGTAGGTAAAGGTGGAGAGGATATGAAAGGAAAGTTTGGACGTATCCTCGGTGACTTTGTTGCGCCCGACGGTCGTCTTGTCACAGAGATCATGATTGAGGAAGGACATTGTGTTCCTTATTTCGGCGGCAGCAAAGAAGACGTGCAGGCTCAACATATGAAGAACCGTCAGCGTCTAATAAAAGAAGGGAAGGTAAAACTATGATTGATACTATTCTAGGTCTACTTGTCGACTATTGGATGGCAACTGCTTTTGGTGTATTGATTATCGTTGGTTGGATCGTCAACTTGTTTGGCGTCGATCAAAATGAAGACATTGTCGGATTCAAATACAAAGAAATGCCTCACATGAAACCAATTCGAATCCCAACGGATGGTAGAGGTTTTTGGAAAGCCATTTGGTGTTGGTTCTGGGAAGTTCGTCAGTGGGAGATCGCCAAGGACTGGCATTTTGAAGTTGGCGGCCAACAGTATGTTATTCCAGCCGGCTTTCAATTTGATGGTGCCTCGGTACCCAAGTTCTTGGCATCGTGGTTATCACCTGTCGGTATCTTACTTGCTGGTGGTCTAATTCACGACTACGTGTACAAATATACTGTTCTACTGAAGAAGAACAAGAAAGATACCAGTGAGCCAATGAATCAGAAACAAGCCGATCAATTGTTCCGTGATATCAACATTGAGCAGAATGGTATCCATGTTCTAAACTGGGCTGCTTATCTTGCACTTCGTGTTGGTGGCTTTGTTGCATGGAACGGTCACCGTAAGCGTAACTGCAAAGTAGGAGAGAAATAATGGGCTGGGTACTTAACAGACTAAAAGAAAGAACGTCCTGGGATGGCATTATCTGCATTGGTGCAGGCGTTGCATTTATTGTCCTAGGCCCATTTGCCAAGTTTGCCGCATACGGTGCTATTGCATACGGCGCTTGGACAATCTGGAAAAAAGAAGACTAACCGTACTTCTTATCGTGCGCTTTGCCTTTACCATAGTCACCTTTGTAAAGGCGAAGCGTTTCCGCCTCAAAGTTTAAATATTGGCCAATACGGGTACCTGGTTTGATTTTAATTGGGCCGACATTAACATGCATCACGCCAGCCATTACACCATTGTAACCTGAATCATATAATCCGCTTGTCAGGAATACACCGTTACGATTCAACGTCGATCTGGTAATCACCCAGCCAGCCTCGCCATCAGCAACGTTGATTTCATTTTGCATAATTACTTCATACGAGCCTGGCTCTAGCCACCAATAGCCATCTGGTCCAGGTTGCACCTCAACAGAACCACGGTGTTGCTTCTGTTCTTCGTCGATCAGAAATACTTTAGGCTTGATGGTAAATACTTTACCAATTCTTAGATCGACAGCATTCGGCTGGATGTCTACTTCTTCAACTGCAGAAAGAAATGATTGTGTCCTATCGCTAGCAATATGCTTCATTAAATAACCTCCAATTGTTTCAACATCTTAAATGTATGGACTTCTAAGTCTTCTAATTGTCCACTATTATCGATAATATAGTCAACAAGATGGTCATCAAACCCACGCTCAGTAATATGACCGTCATACTGATAGCCAGGCCTATTGATCTTGATAATCTTTGCACCAAGACCCTTCAACATCATGTACTCATTATCAAATCGTAAGTCGGTTATCAAGAATACACTGTTAACAACCTGGGCACGAGGATTTCTCAATACATCATATACATAGTCATTAAACTGACGACTATCATAGTCACGCATCTTCATACCAATCTCACGAACGACATGACGAGCATCGGCAGTACGTGTTTCTCCGTTGATTGTGAACGATAGTGTCGATCGCTTGAACTGATCATACTCACGGTTGTCCTTCAGACCAAATAGCTGTTGGATGTGATATTTGATAGGATCGGCAAAAGCAGCTTGCTCAACGTGTTGGTAGTCGGATCCACAGTATCCTTGTACAAGTGATGCAATCGTATCTTTACCAGATCCTTTTGGACCTGTAAATGCAAGAATAAACTTTTTCATTATCGATTGAGAATCAGGTTGGACATATAGTCAAGGTTGTAGTAAACATCCTTGCCATCATGATCCTGATTATACGCGAAGTCGACTTCTTTTTCAAACTTTCCTTCACGTAGGCCGGTAGGAGAGTTATCGAACCTAATGCCATTGATACCTGCCCATACAGCAGCACTTGAATCCCAACTAAAGATGTACCAACGGTATTCCCATAACAGTTGGATCTCCTTAGGACCATCAACCATACCAAGGCAGTGGAATCGCTTTTTAGCTTCCTTACCATTCAGCAGACCACGCTTTGCGAGACGTTGGAACACTTCGAACCGAGACAGATACCGCTGCATCTTATACGCATCACTACGGTTACCATCTTCGAATGTAGATTCGTTGACACCACATGCAATAGGACAACCAAGAATAGATAATCCAATTAGGTCAATGTCGGGGTTACCAAGCGCCCACTCAATACAATCAAGATAGTCGTCCATATCCCCAACTGCACTCTGAGGAACAAAGAACGTATCAAACCCTGCGTCCTTGAACTTCGGTGCAAGCTCCATAGCAGCATCGATAGTCTTCTGCGCAGGTTGTTTCGGATAGTCTGACATCACAATGCAGTCAGCATTACATGCGTTACCCATTTCAATCAGCTTGCTCGACTCGTACATTTCTAAACCGAGCTTAAACATCTCGAATGCACTGTTGTCCATAATCTTATACTTCTTGTCTTTTAGACCAGCATAGTAGTCACGATACGCAGGGTCTTCTTCGACAAGGTGAGCTAGCAGCAAGTGGGCCCCATTGTCCTTTGTATACCTATCAAGATACGCTGTCGGAGAGATATGACAGAAGTTGATAGGTAGGGATGCATTCCGCTTGTTTGGATCCATTATTTACTCCATGATAAACGACAGCCGTTCTCGCCGTCTTCTGATACCTCGATAGTATACTCCCTATCAGGCCATTGGGCAATGCATTTGTCATACAGGTCACGAGCCATCATCTCACACGATTTGTAATCGAGCTGTAATGTCCCGTCGTTATACCAACGCTCAATGATCCGTTTTGCTTGGATAAATTCTACATCGCGATCGTCATGGAATACTTCCATCTCAACTTTGAAGTGGAAGATATGACGATGTGGCGTTCCTAGGAAGCTGACGTCAAGCCAATCACCAGTCGCTAGTTTAGGATCTGTTGCAGCTGCAGGATACTTGTGGATACCCTCTTTCTGAAATGTCACCCAGATGAAGCTCTTGCTTTCCATTTCTTCACTCTCTCTTTCACATTATAAAACACACGAACAGCTTTCTTGTACTGCTCTTCATTCAACGCAACGATTTCTGTAATACCTGAGAAACCATCCCATGTTCTTTGATCACCAAGATACTCTTCTAGCCATATGTTCTTGGGGAACATTTCTAGAAGAGCAGACTCGAGAAAGATTACAGATTCATCAGACCCAATTATACTTGCAACACACTTAATATCAAAGTCTTCGTATACCTTGCCGTGTACAGGGTCTGTGAACCTCTTCATGGCGTCCATGTGTTTTGTTACACCGAACTTATAGAATCGCTTTTGAGTCACCTTATCGGTGAACTCCATCATATAACATTTAGCCATTACGCCATACGTGCAGAGTTTAGAAACTCACGACGAAGCTCAGAATTCATCTCAGCGAACGCGCCACGAGTAGCAAGCGTCATCGTCGTCGACGTAACGTCTTGGATACCACGAGACTTAACACAGTAGTGCGCACCATCGATGTACACAGCAACATCGGGCGAGTCTGTGATAAAGCTGATCGTCTCAGCAATCTGCTCAGTCAGACGTTCTTGCACTTGCGGACGCTTAGCAAAGAACTGAACGATACGGTTCAGCTTAGACAAACCGAGAATAGTCTTCTTCGGAATGTACGCAACAGTCGCCTTACCATCAATCACAACAAAGTGATGTTCACAGTTCGACTGAACGTTGATCTTACGCTCAAGAACAAAGCTGTCTGTCTGACCTAGCTTGTTCTCGATCCGAGTACACTTCGGAAAGTTATCATAGTCAAGACCAAAGAAAATCTCACGCGCATACATCTTCGCAACGCGGTTGGGTGTATCACACAACGAGTCGTCGGTGAGGTCTAATCCCAATTCTTCCATGATGGCTGTAAAGTGACTAGCGATATTGTTAATCTTAGTCTTCTGATCAGCCTTGACTCGGTCGTAGACCATAGGGGTCTCTAGACCTACACTTAACAGATGCTGACGAACCTGTTCGCCAAGCACTGGGTCACATTTTTCCATTGGTTGCATTATTGCTCCTACTTCTTCTTAGGTTTAGGTGGGGGTTCTGGATATGTACCCCATTGTACTAACAACTCCGGTGGACAGTCAACTGGTCCACCTTTGTCTAGCCACATCTTGGAAATTATGTACATTGGATAACCATAGTACACCAATCCATATCTTACTTGAAAATCTTTATGATCATATGTTGCTCCATCAGGAGCGGTGGGAAACGGTCTGAATCCCCCGACGCGTGATTTGTATAACTCGTCGTGAAGTTTCTTACGTTGTTCGAAGTCACTCATAGATCAACTATTTATCTTTATGTTGTTTACCATATCATATGCTCTTGGATGCAATGCTATAATTAGTTGGTATCCATCTTCATTGAAGCAGTGGGCATCATGAACAATACTCGTATCTATAATATACACACGACCAGGCTCAAAGTCGCAATCTACCAGAACATTATTCTTTGCATATCTTAGTCTCATGCTCTCTGTACCCATCCACAACCGTATCATTATTGGCATTGTGGATAACGCGTCAATGTGAGGTACAAACAAACCCCCTGGCTTCCAATAAAGAAGGAGTGATCTATACAGATCATTCTCAAATATCCTCAGCGGTTCGGCAAAGGGAAGGTAAAAAACCTCTGTTGGTTTGTTGTAATCACTATCAATATATACTTTGTCGTTACCCAACTGATTCAGTTTTTGGAATGATATATTTGCATCATCATATTCTTTGAGTGTACCATCTAAGTTAGCTAGAGGAATAGAATATCGAGGCAAATCCAATGTACGATGCAGCATTTGCATGAAGTACTTGCTGTATGGCTCAATTTGTTGTTGTATCTTGCTTGCGTCAATTTTTATTGTCGTGGGCACCAGAAAGTCTGTGTGCATTTGTTTATATTCTTCCTCTGTCAGAGTCGGAATACTATTTTTAATCAAGTGTTGTTTACCTTCTACTAGGTCCAACAGACTTTTCTTAATTGCAGCAGTATCTACTATCATTGCTTAGCATACGAATAAACGTCAGGGGCATACCTAAACGGATACTCACCACCAAAACGCACCCAGCTCATATATTTCTCGTTGATGATAGGGTCTACACCATAACGCTCCCACTTCTTAGCCTTTGACTTACAACGCTTGCGAAGCTCGTCATAACTAAGACCGGTGTCGGTTGCTGCTTCTTCGATAGTATCAAAACCACGCTGGCCGATTAATCCAGTATCAGGAGTCCAATAGCGAGCATAGTAATAGCGAGGAGCCATCCCTTTGTCTTCTACAAGCTCAATACCAGCAAGTTCATATTGCTCTTTCCACGGAAGATGACGAGTGTTAGTCCCGTTCTGTATTGGCGACAACCTAATGTTCTCTTCTGACGTGACGAGGTGGACCTTAGAGAACTCACCAAGGAAGTCAATGATTCGGTCGATCTCAGGGTTCGCATCAATAATCTTGTATGCAGCTTGTTGTCGGGAATGATAATGATCTTCACATCCACCAGCAACTCGAAACCCATTTCTATCGATCAGTGATTTAGATACAAACCCAGATTTTGTTGTATCCACTTCAAAGATAATTGTACCAATTGCTCGAGCAAGGTCCATAGATCGTTCGACCTGATCCTTGACATCTAACATTGAACGAATCAAGACAGCAGCGGTTTGTGCATTCATAATATAACTCAATCACAAAAACAACTTAATTATAACTGCTTTTGTAATTAATGTCAATCTTCTTTTCGTTTGTCAACAAACTCTTCTAGAATTCCCATTGCTTCTGCGGCGACCAGTAGACCACCAGCAATAACCAGACTTGCGTCGATTAGGAATCCACAAGCTGTGATTCTCAGAATACTTTTTGCAAGCGATACATTAAAATGATTCATTATTTACTTTCCGATGATGTTTGCCCAGAGATAAGCATGTACACGAGCAGATACCCGATACCCACGTGCCAAGGCGGCGTCAGCAATAACATGAGCTGGAATATGGCCATCTACTTCTCCTCGCTGACCCTCAACCGTACCACCAAGAGGCATGATCCAAATAGGATACTTCACACCCTCTGCACGATACAACTTAATTACATCGTCAATCTCTTGCCAGCTTTCCTCAGTACCGCTACATACAAACTTTAGCTGTCCCTCTGGCGATAGATCATAATATTGTGACACCACTTGTGGTTGAATTGCCTTTTCTCGCTTCTCGCCAGCAACTGTCCACAACTTGGGACTAATAGAAAAGAACAGCTCCGTCGACATATTCGATGACCAATAGCCAAGAAAATCGTCTGTCAGTTCTTGCGTACCGTTTGTTTCATATGTTACTGATGGAATATCCTGTCCGTGTTGTTCATAGTACTGCAACACTGCACAGCTGGCTTGTTGGGCGTGCTTCATCATAGGCTCGCCACCAGTAAAGCACATATGGATATTGTTGTCAAACTTACGGTTGGGAATAACGTCTAGAATCTTTTCTGCAATCTCATTAGCAGTATGTTTGTGCTGAAGATGTTTAAACTTAGCAGACCATGAGTATGACGAATCACAACCTTTCTCAAATACAGGAAGGTCTTCGATTCGTTTAAAGTCCTCTACTTTGATCTTTTGATATGGTAGATCATACGTATCTGGATTAGTTGGATCTTTCTGACCAAATCCATCACATTGCAAGTTACAAAGAAAGAACCTCAACCAAGCTGTAGGTTCACCGGTGTAGTGACCTTCCCCCTGCATAGAGTAGAAGATCTCGCTGTAAGCATATTTTTTATCACTCATCTTTTTTCTTTATCGTCCAAGAACCGTCTTCATTATCGTACCATTCTAGGGTATCTCCAACTTTCCAACCAGCCTCAGCCATTAGCTCGTCAGGAAATTCTAATGCTAGATCACCTTCAAACTCAATTACAGGTACAGTAAACTTAACAGGTAATTTCATATTAGCCTTCGTAGATAGCCGAGTTAGCTTGATGCTCAAATACTTCAGCACTTACTAACTTTACTGTTGCACCAACAGGATATCTGCTGTGCTTGTTCTGTTTCATTTCTTCTAATAGCTCGCTCATCTTGTCATAACACATCTTAGCGAACCCCTCACAACCAACAGCGTCAACAATCCGCAGATCACATATAGCTCCGCGCTCGTGCGGCTTGACGTTAGGAAACTCACCAGTGCCACTAGGAAGATTACCTAGATGTGACAGTCGTTGGAACTCTTCGAGATATGGATCGTCTTTAGCAACGACAAGTGTATGGTCGAACATATACTCCGACCATTCCTTGAACATCTTCAGACCACCAAAGTCCATTACCCAGTTACGATCATCCAAAGACTCACTAGAAAAGATGAGCTTAATACCAATTGAATAACCATGAAGAGTAGAACAGTGGGAATGGCTCGCACGCCACTGTCGAAAGCAAGTGCTAAGTCCTCGATCATTTCCATACGTCTTTGTCGAATAGTATTTCGCCATTTATACCTCTATGTCTAGTTTCTTTATACCCAACGTCCAATTCTCTGCCGCATCTTCCACATAGTTTAGACTATTTACAGGGAAGTGCTCTTCGGTGATCTTTACACCGGTACTTGTAAAATAGTCGATAGCATATGATTGCGGCCCTGTCTTGTATACAACGCAATAGTCGCCATTATCCTTGTAATATGTTGAGATCTCATTGATCATGTGTGTACTCCTTAATCATGGGAAATATCTCTGCAATTGCCTTGCTGCACTCGCGAGCAACTTCCATGTGTTCTCTTTGTGTACCGTTGGACGATCTCAACTCAACATAATGAATCCATGAGCGAATGGTACCGTTAACATACAAACGAGACATCATCAAACCTTCTGGTAGTAATGCTCGTGCCTGTTCTTTTGCAATACCTTGCTTGATAGCCCAATTATACTCTTTCTGACAGTTGTGCGCAACTCTCATCTGAGCATGGAGCCAATCGGTCTGCAGCTGCCTATCTTCCGTCTCTATACTGTTTTGTCTATTTGTCTCGTCTTGAAGACGTGCCTGCCGATATACAAATTCCATATCTTTCGTTGGGTCGGCGTAGCGTTGGGAAAATTCTTGGAAGGAAAAGGAACGATGTCGTAGTAGCTGACGTGCGATATCTCTGGTGGTTTCGACTTCAATACAGGCTGACACCATTTCAAAAGGAGACCAATGCTTGTGCTTGGCCAGGTATCGGATGAGTTTTTCTGCTGTGCCGAGGTTGAACTGATTGGTTGGATTGGATACTCGGGCGCAGAATGCGATAAGGTCCTGCGCATCTGAAAGACCTTCATTATACATCTCCCTTGTTGGTTTTGATACACTAATTAGTTTTGCTTTCATATCATTCCATCTTAAAGTCTTTGAATTTGTTGTTGGTCGACTTATCAAATAGCGGACCATCGTCTACCAGCTCTGCAGTTGCATTCTCTACATCATACAGTCGCATCTTAGATCTATCTACACCAAGTACAAACCTTTTAAACATACTTGGATCATTATATCTATTCTTCAGCTGCTTAACCATAATCTGACCCTGGCTCTCTAAATCCTCATTAGATACAAGCGCAAACATTAGATCGGCAGTAGCAGGGAGACCAAAACTCTCTGACGTATCTTCAAGTCCAGGATCCGAACTGGAATAACCGGACCTGGTTGTCTGGGTTGCTGATACAAAAGGTACGTTGAACTCGACAGCAAGTCCCCGTAACTCCTCAGCAATTGCCTTGATATAGGTATAAGAATTGATTGCACCACCCATTGCCTTCATTCTAGCAGAAGCACAGATATTTAGGTAATCTATCATAACAATCTCTGGTACAAAAGACTTCTTCAGTTTAAGCTCATTAAGTAACGCACGGAAGTGTCCGGTGTTTGCCTGACCTGTTGGATACTCTTTGATAATTAACTTGCCATTCGTCTTAGCAGCAATATCTTGCACTTTTGTAGTCAACATCGACTTAGACAAATGCTCAAGCTGATCAATAGGTACGTTCAATAAGTTGGCATCGATACGTTCAGCAATACGCTCCTCAGCCATCTCCATAGTTATGTAGAGGACGTTACGGCCTTGTGTAAGAGCATTAGCAGCCATATGGCACATGAATAGAGACTTACCAACACCGGTGCCAGCAAGAGCAACATTAAGAGTTTTGTTAGGAAGCCCGCCTTTGGTGATTTTGTTGAAGTACTCAAGGTCAAAGGGGATTCTTTCTTCCTGCTCATGGTAAAACTCATATCGTTCCTCTACGTTCTCAACGTAGTCGTGGCCAATGTTAGCATCAAATGATACTGCTAATGCTTTCTGTAGAATATCAGGTAGAGCATTCTTCGTAAGAGTCTGATGCTTACCATCAATAATAGTAATCGACTCCATAATCGCATTATATACGGCTCTATCCTGGCACCACTTCTCGGTAGTGTCTAACAACCACTTATCGTCTACAGGATCTTTACCAAAGATATGTGGGATGATCTCAACTGCGTGACGATATTGCTCATCACTCAATGTATTTGCTTGATCGAGCTCAATCTTAAACGCTTCCAATGTAGGGAGCTTATTATATTTAGAAACAAACTTACCAACCTCTTTATACAGCTGGCGATATACACCCTCAAAGTAATCAGGTTTAACAAATGGTAACACCTTACGCATATACTGCTCATTTGTCAGTATATTACGTAAAATAGTCTGTTCGATGTTTATGTTCAAAGTTTTCCTTCTTCTCGCATCTTAGCGCGGATCTTCGTTGCAGAGATATCATGAACCGCTTGGCCGAGATCATGTTCTGTAAACGTATATCCTACACCGCGACCATAGCTAATGTCAACAATGTTCGGCACTTGTTGAATAATATATTCAACGCCATTAGTAAATCCATCCTTAGCCAAACCTTCCTCGATGTTCTTAACAACAGTAGGAAAGTCAAACGGGTTATCATTCTGGCCAGGCACACGGTCGTTTGCTTCTTTGTCCTTAGGCACAGTGCGGACCATAATAAACACTTGGCCTGTGATGGCATGGATACGCTTAAACAATTCTTGATGGCCATCATGCCATGGCTGCCACCTACCCAACATCTGTACTGTTGGCTTTTCCCAATCAAACGTCATTTTTTCTCACTCCAAACTTAATGTGTTTGTACCATACACGTTCATGTGCATAGTACAAGAAGAATTTAATAACTAGATCTGCTACAAATACAAAGCCGACCGCTTTAGGGGGGAGTCCAAATGTCCATGCAATTGCTGCTGTAGTTATACTAGCAATAATGCGCCACGTTACTGCTTTTGCTAGATGGCGTTTTCTGTCGACTGTTTCCATTTGAATTTATCCTTAAGGTTACCCGCTAGTTCCTCAATTGCATCATCAGACAGGTGGTCTGTGATTAACAGGTCAAAAGTAGTTGGTTCAACAAACATCTTGTTTGTGTCTTCAAACCGACCCTCTTTAATTGTATTGACCCAAATCGTATAGTCAGCATTAAAGATTTCACGAGTCTCAGGCAACGGACAAACAAAGTCACACATTACAATCCGACCATTGTTGGATTCGAATTGTGCAAGGTTATTCATCCGTGCCGCTTGACGAAGACGAGCTTCTGGTCCAAACTCCCAGTCGTTGGCCATTCCACGAACTTCATCAGCATTGAACCAGCCCCAGCCAGTATGCTTCTTTAGACGTTCAGCAAGCCACGTCTTACCAGAACCTGGTAGACCCATAATTAAAATTTTCATTGTTCTCTCTCTTTTGTGAGTAAAGATCCATCCTGCAACCCGTAATGGATAATTGTGTATAACACATCACCAACATACTCTTGCAGCTCAACGTTTTCATGAGTTAGACTAGCATCAGGAGAAGATATCACCACAAAACTGTAGCGGAGTTCTACATCATCACGTCCTCTGCCATCCATTTGTATGTTCGCAAATCTGATAACAGTTTCAGGGTGGGGTCCTTCTAACAATCGGACTTCCCACCCATCCTCATCATCCTGAATAGGGACTAGATCGTAATCTTTACCTTCAGTCAGTAGACTCATTTACGATACTTTCTGGGTCGACTTGCGTCTGGTGCCCGATCGAGAATTGCTTCTTGATGAATTCTTTGAAGTCTGTTTCTTCGAAGATTGGTTTCCAGAACTCTTCCGCGAGCGTGTCTTTTTCGCGGTACTTAGGTCCAGTTCCGTTTTCGTCGCCGGGAACGGCCACGTTTCGGGCGTACCATCCGTTTGACGGTTTAACGACATAGCCGCCGGCGAGGGCGACTTCGAGGAGTCCGGAGTACTTTTCGACCCCCCCATCCCAACTAACCGAGATAGGAATTCTAGACTTTTCTTTAACATAACGTGATTTCTCCACATTGATTACAAAATGATATCCTTTGATCTCTGAGCCAACCTTATCTTGTTGACGACCAAGGATCCAGATGTTATCAGCAGAATAGTAGATACCTGTTCCACCTCCAACAACATCCTTAGGAAAGAGACCAATCTCTTTGTACGTATGGTTAACCGCAAGAAGAGGAATATTCTTCATAGTTAGGTACGGGGTTACCATACGGAACAGACCCTTGAGTGCCTTAGCACGAGACATATCTGCAACAGACTTCTCGTTTAGAGCATCCTCAACTTCTTTCTTAGACGCCAGGTTACCAATAGAATCAATAACAACAATGACGTTATCTTCACGAGCAATCTCTTCCAATTGCGACATCATATCGAACTTTAGTTCTTCTACGTTTGCCACAGGAGTATGTAGTACTCGACTAACGTCAATACCAAACGCCTCGAAGTATGACTGTGGGGAGCCAAACTCAGAGTCATAGAAAAGCATAACAGCATCTGGATACTTCTTCAGATAGGCGGCTGCCATCAGAAGTGCAAACGATGTCTTGAAATGCTTTGATGGTCCAGCCAGGACAGTCAAGCCTGGTGCAAGACCTCCTTCGACAGAGCCAGACAACGCGACGTTGACCATAGGTACATCAGTCGGCGTCATCTCTTTCTCTGAGAAGAACTTAGAACTAGCAAGGACCTCTGTATCAGCGATCTTGCTGTTCTTTTTTAGTTTATCCATAATTGACATTTTGCTCAATCTCTCTTTCGTCTTTTTCGTATTGTGACCGATACTGATTGTTGATTATAATAGCTTTCTCTAATAAGCTCAACTTGTCACTAAACTTGGTAAGTGCGGACGTATCTTTAGGGAAGCATGCACCTCCATAACCCTGCTTACCATCAAACCCAGGTACCTTAGTATGTGAATGACCAACACGGCTGTCTTCACCAACAACATTGATCACCTGGTTGAAGTCAATGTCATTCTGCACAGCAGCATCGTATAGCTGGTTGAAGAATGTTACTTTCAATGCAAGGAAGCTGTTGATTGTATATTTTACGAAGCTCGCTTCTTCGATACCCATATAGTGAATCCGACAGGGATTGCACAGACTATACTTTTTGTAGTAACGTCCAAGTCGCTGGGCATCTGTAAACGCGCCGCCAATCACATGGAACTGAGGATTAATAAACTGTTCGTTCGCACTCTTCTCTGTAAGAAACTCAGGATTGTATACAACCCCATGGCCCTTCACCTTACGAAGAATGTCCGGTGTTACTGTGGACTTAATTGCAATTGTATTATCAAAAATCTTGTTACCAGAACGAAGCTTAACCATTACGTCTTCAAGAATGGAAGAATCAATTTTACCATCCTTACCAAATGGTGTTGGTACACAAACAAAGATTAGCTCATACTGACCAATGTTTAGGTCTTCTAGTTTTGGAGAATCTGGATACTTAGGATCGACAATTGTCTTGTGAACCTTAGGATGAGAAAATCCATAGTCAACAGCCTTACCGACAAACCCATGACCAACAATAAGCATCTTCATTTTGTCTAGCATCATTCAGCTTCCTCCATGTAAACTCTATTTCTCAGATCACTGGTACTAAACCTGTGATAGCGCACATTAAAATAAATTTCAATTTCTCGTGTCTTGCAAATGTCCCTGCCTGTGAATTGCTTGTGCTTGTATTCTTCTCCGAGAATGCGAACATCAATTGGATATGCTTGAAGTATATCCTCAAGATCTCGTTCAGTTGCGTATGGAACAATCTCATCAACATACCTAACAGCAGCGAGCTGTGTATGACGCTCCACAACAGTCTGTACTGGTTTATTCTTTTCTGGTCTGTCAATAGATGGATCAATCTGTAGCGCACAAATAAGATAATCACATTGTTGCTTTGCCTCACGTAGCATCATAATATGACCGGCGTGCAACAAATCAAACGCCGATGCCGTAAATCCAATTCTAGCCATGTTTGTAAACATACTCCAATGCATTGTCAGCCTCTCGAAATAGAGGTCTGTTCTCATACCACTTACCAGTGTCATTGTCAAACTGGCGGCACAAATCTTCTATTTGCTTTGCAGTTATTGGATAACCAAGTTTAATTGCCTGGCCAGCGGTAGCAATCATAATCTGATACATCTTCCGATACCAACCAGATCCTTGGATCGTCTGATACTCTGCCGCCAGCTTCTTTGGCCAGAACGGACAGTCGTGATAACCTGACCATACAATATTTGTGTTGTCTAGTTGAGACTTTCTATACTCGATAATTTGCTCTCGCCATGCGTCTGGTAGTCTGTCGAGGAAGCTTGCCGAGTCAGTTCTTTCGTCGTACGTCCACTTGGCGCAGAGATAATCAGGATCGAGAGGAACACCACTGTTGCTAAAAATAAAGTTGTAAGCGCCAGCATACGTCGCAGGGATGTAATACATTCTGCTGAGATCTTTAGTCTGTCTATCTCCGATAGAGTCAACTTCGGAGTTGAGAGCGTACCAAAAGTGTTTAATCTGATCTTGTTGTACGTGTCGAGTAATTGGGAAGATAAGCCTGAACTTTGGACGTGACTCCGTGCTGCTAGCAGTACTATAACAAATAAAACTCCAATCACCATACCTACTACGTAACTCATCTTCTAGCTCCCCATCAAAAGCATGGTCGTCGACGTCAACAGCAGCCCAGCCTGCCCAAGCAGTAACAGTCTTGTTGGACCGATTCGTTCCAGGCACAAATACAGCTGGTGTAATAAGTTCGGCATCTTGTTTACCTTCTAGCTTTCGTTCAGATAATTTATATAGAAACTTCTCAAACTTTTCCCAAGTGTCGAAGTCAATCCGTCGATGTGTCTTATTGTCATACACATACCGTTGCTGCGCTTCCCACCAGCGCGGCGAACTAAACACAGTCAATGAATACATTATGCAAAAAAGTCTTCTAGTGTAGCCTTGGGCTCGACGTCCCAGTCCATTGCCTCAAGTAGAGGTTTGAGAGGTTCGATGAACGCTTTCTCATACATCGTATTATAATCGATATGTTGGTGTAGGGCAAACTCTTTTGGTAGCACACCAGGATATGCTATCACGTTTTCCTTGATCGGGTTAGGTGTCTTCAGATAAACAAACTTCATCTTCTCACCGTCCTTAATCGTCTCATACTTCTTACCAAGGTTTAGCAGTTCAATCTGTTTATTATACAACAATGCACCACGAACATGGATTGGTGTACCCTTCTTGTAGATCGTCTTACGATCAGAGTACTTTGTCAGGTCAGACACACCACGAGGATATGATACATCTTCTGGCGGCAGCTTAGAGAACTCCTCACGAAACTCACGAACAAACTTCTGTACGTCTTGTTCAGTCATCTCAAGAATTACCTTGAAGATTTCTTTGAACTTATCTCTTATTACTTGAGGAGTAGATGAGCGTACAGCATCAACACCCATCATCTTAATCTTTGGCTCAGTGTACTGAACACCCTCACTATTATGTACATTGAGAATGTATCGCTTCTTAGCAATCCAAATACCACGATCAGCAATCACCTCTCGCTTCATCTCCATACGATTCTCAATAGCATTTACTCGCTCAGCTAATCCAGCGTACGCCTTCTCTAGCACAGTCTCAAAGTGTTCGCTACAGATTTTGTCTAGGAACTTAACTGGGTCTTTTGGATTAAACTTCTTCACTACATTGTCCATATCAACGTATAGCGAGTCAGTGTCAATAGCAATAACATAGTCAACACCGTCTGTTGCTAATATCTTATTCATCTCACCGTTGATAGCACGTTCAGCCCAACGAATAGCAAGCTGGCCAGATGTAGTAATACTTTCTGCAACTCTGTTGTCGAAGTACCGGAAGTAAGCATTACCCAGAGCACCATAGAGACTGTTCATTAGAATCTTAATAGCCATCTGCTGATTCTCTAAAGTAACAATTTCGTTCTCTAGCTTTCTTGACTTAGCCTTTTCGTATTCCTGCTTTGCTTCGAGCATGCGAGCCTTAATTGTCCTACGCTCGTCGTAGTACTGACGAATCACACTAGGAATTAACCCGGGGATATCCTTGCGAAATCTCATTCCACTTGCTGACAATGTATAGTCACTCTCAAGCTCAGGCTGCGTGTTTAGTAGCACATCAACATCAATCTCAGACCTGCGACCTTCGACTAATGTCTCGGGTGACATATTATACTGAATCAGAATGTTGGGGTACAAAGAGTTAAGGTCAAAAGATACCACCCAGTCATGCTTACCTACCTGTGGGTCTTTGACATATGCGCCGGGATATGGAACCTTATCAGTTACTTTGTTCCACGGCACTGCCATCTGCTTGTTGTACAGAATCCTGTAGATAATAGAGTCCCAAATAGAAGTGGTACCAAACGTATCAGCATAGTTTACACCACCTCTGTAAGCCATCGTCATTGCCAGAGTAATCAGACCCATCTTCTCCTCAAAACGGTCTACTAGCGCTACGTCTTTGATGTTATAGTCAATGAACTTCTGGAAGTCTTGCTTATACAAATTAGTCAGTGTACCATACTCAGAATAGTCCAGCTTCTTCTCACCAAGAACGACGTGAGCAATGTGGTCCAACTTGTAGCTTTCCTGCTGGCCGTATGAGTAGCCAAACTTACGGAACAGGTCATAATAGTCAAGCTGTTGGATACCAGAGATTTCATACACTAGCACTTCTCGTCCAGCAACAGGAATTGTTCTACGGTCTACAACACCCCATGGCGAGAATCGTTTAGCCATATCATCGCCAAACAGATTCCTTGCGCGATTAATCAGATAAGGGAAGTCAAACATACGAGTGTTCCATCCAGTCACAATATCTGGGCACGTATACTCGTGATTCCAAAATCTCAGGAAGCTGTTGAAGATATCATGTTCGTCAGTGCACTTGACGTACTTGACGTTGGTTGATTCGCTATCATCATAATCACCCATCCCCCATACATAGAACATATTATCGATGTTGTTCTTAGCAGTAATAGAGATAACAGGATGACGAGCCTCCTCTACAAACGGAAACCCATCATCTGATGCAACCTCAATATCGACTGTCGTTACGTTTACTTTGCTACGATCAAACTTAATCTCGTGAGGAAACTTATCTGTGATAAACTGAGTAATGAAGTTTGTTGACCCGTAGATGTTGAAGTTATCAACGCCCTCGAACTGACGAACAAAGTCAGTCGCGTCTCTCATTGAGTCAAAGTTACGAGGAAGGACGTTCTTACCATTTAGGTTAGTCCAGCCAGTTGGTTTTGGTGAGTCGACATACAATGTCGGCATGAATGGTATCTTCTTGGCGATACGCTTACCGTTCTCTATCCCACGGTATAGGATGTTGTTACCATAACGATTAACAGATGTGTAAAAATTCATTCTATTCCAAAATCATATGAACTAAACGCCCAATGTCTTTCTTTGCACCACCAACATTGTTTGCAAGGAGCATTATCCATTACGCAGCTAGAAGTAACATTATACAAGCTCCACAAATTGTGGTCACCATATATTTTTGCAATATCCCTTTTGGTGTAATTGGCAAAAGGAGTATGAATAAGCAAACCAGTATGTTTTATCGAATTATCATAATCTTTTTCCGCTTGCAATTTAGGACGGTCAGTGTGGAGTGGTGATTGTGTTATGCCACGATAAATTACATTTGTGTTGTACTCATGTTTTATTTTTTGATAAAACAAAAGAGCATCATCTACAGTGACGTGTTTACCGCATCGTTCCTTTAGAAGAGGTGTAATATCTACCTGTGGAAACCTTTCTGTAATAAATTTATGAACGGTTTGCGCGCTTTCTAGATACCTATTAATTATAGCCTGTGATTTTGTTTGTTTTAATAGGTGAACAGGAACAACGCGCGTCAATAATTTATTATCAGATATTTCTTTCGAAATTAAATACAGAAGTGCTGCAGAATCAACACCTCCGGAAATAAACACAGTCACACAATCATATGATTTTAATTCTTCAAACATAACCATAATCATAAGTACCAAATGCCTCATAGCGGATCTTACACCACTTACACTTCCGGCAAGGCATGCCTCCATACACATCTTCCACACATGTACCAGTCATTAATGACAACTCGTGTAAGCCTAATTGGTCATATTGTGCTTTGACAAAATGTTTATCTACGTCTTTAAACGGAAATTGTTGGGGTCGTACTTTTATTACTAGACGATGCAGCCATTTTTTCAACCCTTTATGGGTTTCATCGTCTTGTTTAGTGTAACCAATTATTGTAAGCTGGGAACGAGTTCGTAAGTGGGTAATTAATAGACTAAATGCCCCATAAATCATTTTGCTTTTAATAAAAGTCGGTTGATGTCCATAATACGGTTCTTCTATATTTACATTAGGAAATTTTTCTCTGATAAAAAGAAGAACTTGTTTTAGTATTCTTTGTGAACGAGTGTGTTTATATTTTAGAACAATATCGTGATGGATAAAGATAGTAGTATCATATTGTCTACGATCATTCAACGTCTTAGCAAGACAATATAATATTAAAGACGAGTCTAATCCCCCAGACGCGGCTACAGTTATACGTTTTATATCCGTAGGCAATTTTTCAAAATAATCAATAGTAAATCGGTTGTCTGTTAATATCATAATAAAAAAGGGCCGAAGCCCTTTTATTTAAGCCATAAACACAGCAATGAATGCCATTAAAAAGATATTGAAGGCACCAAACAATGGAATCCAGATATGAATTTTTTCATTGTTTGGTAGCTCAGCTGCTACATCTTTTTCTTGTTCCATTAGTCGCGTTTGGAAACGAACTGATACATTTCCTGTGCTTTCTCCATCAATGCTTCCATGCTGTAAGGTTTCAATGCAGTGTGCATATCTTCGACTGTTTTCTTACCTTGGTCAAACATTTGCTGGGTAAACATGTAGTTCATTTCCCATTGTTTGTCCATGTAATCTTTAGCCATGCCTAGAACTTCTTGACGAATCTCGAATGGGTTCTTCATAGTTGTCTCCATTATTTAGTTACCATTTTCGAAAAAGCCGAGAACTGGTCAACACTGTACTTCATCATGGCGATGGAGTTGTCGACAAGCATTTCAGCGAATTGAGTTTGAGCATCGACCCATTGATCAGCAACCTTCTTGAGTTCAGGTTGGTCCTTGAACATCTGGTCGCCAACCAACTTCTTGGTGTGTTGGAACTGCTCAATATAGAATTTTGGTGAAAACATTTTATTCTCCTGTGTGTGTTTGTAAAATGCCGGTTTTGAAAAGATCCGGCAACTTTATTTATCTCTTAAATATAATGAGCGTAACGTGTCTTGTAACCCTCAATATCTTTCATGCGTCTTTCGAGTTCGACGATGTTTTGAGATTGAGCAAGATAACGCTCGACTTGAGCTTGAGCAACTGCGTTGCCCCAGTTTTCAAATTTACTCATTACCTTCGAGAAGAAGTTCTTTACTTGTGTCATGTGTGTTCTCCACTTTGTTAGTTCCGATTTGAATAACGCGTGGACGCTTTTCTTCTGGGACGATTCTCTGTAAGTCAATCACGAGCAACCCATCCCTTAGATCGGCTCCTTTTACCTCTACGTGTTCGGACAGTCTAAAGGAACGCCTAAACGAGCGACCCGAAATACCTCTATGCAAGTATGTCGGCTCTGAACCAATATAGGTCTTCGAACCATTGACATACAAGATACCGTCTTGCACTTTGATTTCTAAGTCTTTCTCTTTGAACCCAACTACGGCAAGTTCGATTTGGTATCTGTCGTCGGATAGTTTTACTATATTATGTGGGGGATAGTTATCTGTTTGAGCAGAAGAAGCGAGACGCTCCAATTCGTCAAAGATACCATCGAACCCAATAAACGCAGAACGCGGAAATTTATAAGCTGTCATAGCGACCTCCTAAATTAAGCAAGGTTGTAGAAAAATGGACCCACAAATGTGGCATCCATGTATTATTTATATAGGTTTGATTATAATAGTTTCTTTTGTACTAGTCAACTCGCCGCAAAACGTTTTGCATACGTTTGGTGGGTCATCTGAGTGTATTGCATCAACAAACTGCTGCCATTCTCGTGAATCTATAATACTTTCTATTCTGTCGTTATTTTGTATTTTTAGTTGTTCTTGATATAACAGCTCAGTATATTTGTCCTTGTGCACAATATTATCGCACCAGCAACACGGAAGTAGGTAGCCCTCAGCTGAGTGGCCAAGCGGTCTAGTATTAGATTGCAGGCACTTTGGTTTGATTTTCATACCGCTGTCTCAATGCTTGTTCGAACCCTTTGCGAGGAATATACATTCCTTCACTTGGCTTCAATGGATCATTAGCAAAAAACCTTGACGACTTTGTGAACTTGATTTCTATTCCTAAGTAACGCGCTAGCGACGTTGCCGTATCAATATCTTTTTCATTATACGAGAATATAATGTATTGCCAAACAACTTTTTTGACAATGTCACGACCCGCAACCATAAGGTCAAATAGTTTTGTTCCGTCTTGTCTGTGTCTATAGTTGCAACTGTCAGCCGGCAATCCATCAATACCAAAATGCCATATAGCATTTCGATTAGCATGGAATGCATTGATAAACCAATCAACTGGTCTATGCGATGCAGCAACATGCACAATACACTGCTTGTTGTGTTGATCAGCTAACGCAAGAAACTCAGGTAGTTTGGGATGGAGTGTTGGATCTGAGATATTACCACAAAATTCTATTTTATCAAACCACTTGAGTACTTTGAGATAATCATCAATAGACATATCCCCACCAGGTACCTTGGTGTCCTCATAATCATAAACAGATCTAACACATCTCTCACAAGCTAGCGTGCACTTGTTAGTAATGTCGAGATTAATTGATTTGTTAAGCCTTAGCGCCGATGTTGTATTTCGGACATAGCTCCCACTGGTTTTTTTCACGGTATGGAATAATTTTAATTTGACGAAGTGGTGCACAATCTAGTGTCGAGCCTTTTGCAAACGAAATCAAACCCCAGTCACTCAATAACGTAGCAACAGTGTTACGTCTTTGGACATCATTGAGTTCTAGATTAGATTTCTTGCCATCAAGCATAAACAGTTCTTTGAAATGTACAATAAAGTACCGGCCTTGTTTATGAAGAATATGACATGATTGATATAGCTTCTTCTCTTTACGAGAAGCGACTCCAATGCGTGTAAGGGTTTCCCGGACCTTTAGAAAGTCGTCCGGTTCGTTAAGGGTGACCTCCAGCATATCACTGGGGCTCCATTGTATAGTATTATTTTCTTCCACCACGGTTCACCTTTTGCTTTAATATTGTTATCTGTTCAGGTGATAGAAGGGTCAAAGCCTGGCGGGCTTTCTCATTGCTATAGCCATAGTATTGCTTGACGACTTCAACATCACTTTCGACTGTAGGTTTAGTCCATTTAGAGAAACGTTGACGTTTCCTGACTATATTTAGCAAAAAGTGATATTGGAGTTTATTGTCAAGATGGTGGTACCGATTCATTACGGCAGCCAGGCCCACAGTATCAGGAAAATAAGACAAAGAGCGATTGATAACAAAGGGAACATAAGCCTTCTCCGCCACATCATCTACCATGATGTCTTTCTTGGTATAGTTAATACTATTGACATAATCAAATGGATTCATACACTTCTCCCCACGATCTATCTTGTGATGACCTAACAGAAAGGACAACTCGATAGTTTATATTATCTGTATTGTCTACTGCGTGAAACAGATCGGTCCTGAATAATTTTACACTGTCAAGTTTTTCCTTATGACTAGCGGGTGGTGTAGGACTCGTCAACACAAATGTTGATGGATACACATATTCACATGTAAAGTGTTGTTGATCATTATACCACACGTTGTAACCTCTGTTGCAACCAAATACAGGAATGTTTATCGCCCACTCTCTTACTTGTTTAGTTTTGCCAACACAGTCCTTGTGCGCCGGTAATACATTATTTGGCTTGACAATAAACAGTCTGGGAGTATCGAGAGGGACATCAATCAAATCTTGCAGCTCAGCAAGGTCCCAATCAATATGCGAACAGTCTGCAGTATAACCAACGTCACCTACATTTACAATTCGTGGCTGGCCTTCAACAGGAAAAGTATAGTGTTCAAAGAACTGCCTTGAGATTATTTCAATGGTTTTCGATGTGCAAATGGTTTTTGTATACATTACCAATGCCTCAATACACCAGCAACAATAAACGAATTAGTAACAAGGTACCATATTAGAATAAATGTACGTATTACTGTGACCTTGTTGTCATAGTCTTTTGTTGTCTTGTCTTCAAACGAACCTAGAGCATACTGCCAGGTCTTCCACACCTCACGCAAATTCAACATTGGCCATAACCTCCGTCATGCATGCTACTACGTTAAGCTCATGGTCAGCAACAAATGCGTCCTTATATTGATAGTCGGCTAAAATCAATACAAGTTGAGGAATAGAGCCGGGTGTTACATGATCAACCATCCGATCGTAGATACCCCTGAAGATAGAGACAGTGTCGACATCCATGTTGTTGACAACCCACAATCTCATCTTCTTAAAGTCCTTAGCCTTAAGATGAGTAAACAGTTCTGTATACTGAGAGGCAGAGTTAACAAGAGCATCAGTATTAAGCTGACCGCCAATACTGTACCGCTGACACTCGTTAATAATACGACGCCAGTCAGGTGCATGCTTCATGATTAGCTCGGCTACGAGCTTGTCGTTATACTGTACACCTTCGTTGTTTAGAATGAACTGAAGACGCTTCATAAACTGCGCAGCGAGCGCAGCCATATCCTTCTTACTTGTGTTGAACTCATACACACCGCACCGAGAGTGTAGAGGCTCAATAATACGATTCTTGAAGTTACAAGTAAGGATGAACCTACAGTTATTGCTAAACTCTTCGATGAAGCCACGAAGAGCAGGTTGAGTAGACTGTGGGTTTAGATAGTCAGCCTCATCGAGGATAACAACTTTGTATCCGCCTTGTAGGGAAACGGATGATGCAAACTGCTTAATCTTACCTCTAAGGGTATCGATATTCCCTTCTTCTGATCCATTGATAACGATGTAATCAAGATCAAGAGAGTCACAAAGAGCGCGAGCAACAGTAGTTTTGCCAAGACCCGCAGTACCAGCAAAAAGCATATTAGGTAGATCGCCAGATGTAACAATTGATTGAAATACCTGTTTAAGTTGTTGGGGGAGGATAGTATCGTCAATTGTTTTAGGACGATACTTCTCCACCCATAGAAAGTCGTTGGACATATAGACCTCGCATAACAAAGAATAAATTATAAATCAAAACGGTCTATTGTTCAATTACTTTTTAGCAGCAGGTGCTGCGGCCTGAGCTTCCGCCAACTGTTGTTGGAACGTCTCAGCAAGCTGAACAGCTTGGGTACACTGGTCGCGCAAGCCACCAATGGTACTTAGCTCTTCACCTTTGAAGCCACCACGTTGCGTGACAGCATCGATTACAGCAATAGCGCTGCGGCTAATACGATTAGCTAGATCGTACATTTGTTTATGTTCAGTCATAATAACTCCTAGGATTCAAATGTGGAGGACTTTTCTAACGCTACCCAGTACTTCAGGTCCTTCCCGTCATCGGTACTGGTGAATTGGGAAATTAACTTCGACGAAATATCCACTTGATAGCTAGCTGGGATCATTCGTAGATTGTTAATACCCATAATAAAGTTGAAGTTGTCAGACTTAAACTCACCATCAACGTCAATAGAATACACGTTAGATGTTGCATTATCCGACGCAACAACAGATAGGGTGATGCATCCGCTACCTGGAGTAATAGACAATTCGCTATGTCCAAGTACACCAGCCGCGCGCTTCAAGTTACCTAGTGTGGTTTCATCTAGAGTAAAACTAACATCAGCTTCAGGCATCGTAATACCTTTAGCGGGTGACGTTAGCATCTCTGGTGACGAATAATAATATTTAATATTAGCACGACCAGATGCATCAGTAATCTTTACAAAGTTATCTTCGAAACGAAGATGAGGATTATCTACAAGACCCATAGCAGAGAGAAACTCTGATAGATCGTAGATACCAAACTCTTTCTCAAAAGTCTCCTCTACAGTAGCAGACCCGAGAATGTTTTTAGCTTCTGACATCGTCATAATAGTGCTACCAGGCTTGATAACAATATTAGAGTTGACAGTCGCAAAGTTCTTCAGAACTTGCATAGTGAAGCTAGACAACTGCATTTTCTTTTCCTTTTATTTGACTAAAGTTCTTCTCTTTGGCAAACTCAATCTTAGATGTAAACTTACCGTCAAGAATATCACCTTTGTGTGAGATAACAAACACATTGGTGTCATCACCTAGAGTATAAATGATTTTCATCAAATTATCAACTCCTTCATAATCTAGCGAAGAGTCAAATGTTTCATCTAGTATCAATAGATTAGTTGATACTGAGTTCTTCATCTTTGCAACCATCCGCCACGTAAACAGCAACGCCAGATCGATACGTTGCTTTTCTCCCTCCGAGAAAGAATCATATGAAAACCCATCTCGGTGTCTAGAACGAATCGTCTCTTGAAACGACTCGTCAAGATCAAAGTGAACAAAGAAGTCAAGTACTTGTAGGTACTGGTTGACCAAACGATTAATCACAGGAAGATACTGTTTAATAATCTTTGTCTTGATACCTGTATCCTTCAGCATCTCGCTGATAACAGTATTGTACTGCTGCTGTTCATTCAGCTCGAGCTTCTTCTCTGTCAGATCATCTCGTTGTTTGTTATATTGCTGTAGCTCTTGCTTGGCTGCGTTAAGATCGGCAACTGCGCTGGTGCTAATTTCATCTCTGAGACTATCAATCTCACTCTGTAGCCTACTAATTTCTTTAGTGTTAGACAATAGTGTGTTCTGCCATCCACGTAGTTCTGATAACGATGTGTTAGCTTCCTCAAGATTTTTTGATACAGCATCCGACTCTGTAACGGCGCGGTCCATAGCCTCTTTGAGTTCTTTAGCTCGCGCCTTGGCGTGAGAAAGTTTTGTGCTGCGTAGACCCTCACTGATGTCTTGGTCGCAAGTCGGGCAAGTCTCATTCTCTTCATAGAACCTCGCATCCTTGGCGACGGTAGCCATCTGCTGCTTAAACTGCGCTTGGTATTGAACAAGCGCCGTGTGCTTATCCGTGAGTTTGGCAATTCGGTCATCAATGTACTGTTGGTTGTACTCAATCTTTTCGGATAGAACCTCGTTCTGATCAACTCGCTGATGGATCTCATCTTGTTTCGATAGTATAGCGGTGTTCTTCGAATCGATGTTCGCTTGTGTAAGCTGTTGTACTTCTTTAATATACTTTGCCTGCGCTTCGATTCTGGTCTTTGCAATATCGATTTCATAACTAAGCTGCCTAATGTTCTCTTTTAGTTCACTGGTCTTCTCTTTAAGGATACCATTCATCTTTGAGAAGATATTGATATCAAGAAGATCCTCAATCACATCTCGTCTATTCTGCGCAGATAATTGCATGAACGGAATAAACGAAGACGACCCCAACACAACAATCTGATGGAACGACTTATGGTTCAGTTTAATAATGTTCTGCTCAAGTATCTTCTGATACTCGCGAGAATGCGAGTCTTGATTAATCAACTCACCATTCTTCCATATCTCAAAGATACCTGGCTTGATACCTCTGACAATCTTAAACTCAGATCCAGATACATTAAACTGAACTTCAACGACACATTGCTTGTTATTGATAGAGTTTAGTAGTTGTGGCTTGCTAATGTTCCGATGCGCCTTACCAAATAATGCAAACGACAAAGCGTCAAGCATGGTCGATTTGCCGGCACCATTGTGGCCAACAACAAGTGTAGTAGGATTACGTTGGAAATCTATCTCTGTGAATTTATTTCCTGTCGATAAGAAATTCTTCCACTTGAGAGTTTTGAATACAATCATTTAATACCAATTAGTTCAAGTTCACTGTCAGTTTCTATCCACAGCTTAGCACCGCATGGACGTGGCTTCTCCGGTCGGTATACCATACGAGACGGACCGTTGATTATAACCTCCATACAGTATGTTACGCAACCGTTTTCTTCAACTCTGCATACAGGTTCTTCTAATCCGCGCTTTGCATTACGTTGGATCACATTCCTGTTGATGTGAATAATCTTCATGCAACTTCCATTGTCTGAGCTTCGATCATCAGATCACCCATCTGATTCTTGATTCGGTCTTTGTCCAGATCGGTATCGACTGCATCAATGTAACTGTTCAATAGAGTCGTCGTATCCTCTAGCGATACCTGCTCATCGCCAACAGCATTACCAACAAACTCGGAGAAGTTCTCTGCAATCTTTAGCTCGTGCACTCGACGGTTCTGGATACGATCGATAAACCTATCGAACATAAACGAGTCTGTCTTGTTCATTACGATTACTTTGACAAACTTGTTCTCACAATCATCAACATCGTACTGGAGATAGTCTTGTTTGCTATCATCATAGTAGATCTTTTTGAAGATAGTATGAGGATTACGGACAGCTGTTAGTTCTCGTGTATTTGTATCGAGCACGTGAAAGTACTTCGGATCGTCCGCATCATTGGAGAAGAACTCCATCTGTGCACCAAGGTAATGGATGTTACCTTTATTCGACTTTGTGTGGTAGTGACCTGATATTACAAGTTCAAACCGCTCAAGTACAGACGGATCCATACCATCGTGTTGCTCAATACCTCTCATCACCTCAAACCCTTTTAGTTCAAAGTGACCTCCAATAATATCAGCTTTACAGTTTTCTAGAAACTTTAGAGTGCTAGACTCGCTATCAGGTGCAATCCAAGGGATAAGCCCCATATGCAGCCCATCATAATCAACAACAGTCGGCTCGTGGACAATATGTACCTCATTCATATAATGACCGAGCAGCTCTTTCAAACTGTTTAGGTCATTTGTGTTTTTATAAAACGTGTCATGGTTGCCACAAATAATATCCATTGTGATACCATACTCACGTAGCTTAGCTAGAAACATCTTACGGTTTCTATGCAAAGCCTTGAAGTTGATAAACTTCCGATTATCGTAATAGTCTCCGAGATGGAGAATATGTTTGATGTTATTATTTAGTAGATATGGAAAAAAGACATCCTCATAAAACTTTTCTTGGTAATCAAGAAAGATATCCGACGAGTTACGGATACCAGCATGTGTATCATTCAGTATGGCAATTAACATCCAATATATTCCTCTTAGGAGTCCAACCTAACTTTAACAAATACTCTACATCAGCACGAGTTGATTCACGTTCGCCTTTGGCTTCTGTTTCTACATACTCACCAGTGTAACCCATAATTTTTGCCACTTCGGGAACTGGTGTGGTGTGTCCCGTACCAATGTCAACAACACCCGGCGAATGAGTGCCAGGCTTCAATGTGGTATTATACACACTATCAAAGTTCTTTACAATAGTATCAATTGCCTCGCACAAATCGCGGACATGGATAAAGTCCCTTGTGTGATGTTTGTTGACGTATGTCACATCACCACGCTCAAGTTTCCTAAACAGCATATCATCGCGGCCTGGGAAAACAGTGTGGAATCTCATCCCAACAGCTTTATACCGTCTCGCCATCAGCTCACACATCTTCTTTGTTCCAGCATATGGATTGAGCCACCACTCTTTCGCATTGGATGAAGATGCATATAACAGCTTGTCGGTCATGTGTACGCCATACACCAAGAAGTTTTCCATACACATTGTGTTGTTGTAGTAGTAGCGATCCGGCATCTCAAATGAAGTACGGACGCCTGGATATGCTGCAAGGTGGATGATTGCATGGTACTTTAACTTTGAGTACTTTTCCCATTCTGATGCTTTTGTACAATCTCCTTCAAACGGCGTAACGACAGTTCCTCTCTGATGGTAAAATTTTGTCAGGTTTCTACCGACCATACCGTCCGCACCAGTAATTAAAATGCTTCTCATGTCAATCCTCTAAAAAATCTCTCAAATCAGAGTCCACATATACTGACCGTTTCCGTCTCTTCTCTTCAAGAGCATATTCTTTGAACTCTGCATCCTTTTCTTTTACTTTGTCAATTCTGTCTTTTAGTTGATCAACAAACGAACGCAATGCTTGTTCATCTTGTATGTCTTCGACCTCAACATACTCTTCAAATCCATTGTGTGTAATGTAGCGGAGCTTAACATCCTGTTGTTTCTTTTCTTTAGCAATCCGTCTTAGAAAAGCATACCACGAGATCTGAGTGAAGTATGCAAACGCGTTAGGTAAACCAGTACGGGTAGCAGTTTCAATATTGTAATTCTCTATTGCTTTCAGACAATTTTCAACAGCATCCATTACCATCTCTTCACGATATGTGTATCGGATAAAGTTTGCCTTATGAGACAAACCCTCTGCAATCTTTAGGAAGCACTCAGCAATATAGTTCGGTACGATTGGTACATCAGTGTTGTTATTCTTTGCTTCTTGTGCTGATCTGCAATAGTCAACAACAGCTTCGGAGAACTCACGATTGTTTACATAATGTGGTTTTTCTTTGGCGCTCATGGGCATAATATGTTATAGTTAAAAATAATAAAGAATTATATAGTAGCAATCAATAAAAATCAACTACTAAAAATATGTTGACTGAAACGTTTTTTTCCTGTACAATCCCTTTTGTGGATGGGGGGCAGTGAATACTGGAATTATTTTACACAAAACCCTAAGCGGGGAATTTCTAAGAACCCATCTGCATCATCATAGTCATCAATGAATTCATAACCAAGACTCTCAAACTTTTCTATCTCATCTGCTTGGTCTTCCCATATAGGAACAAACGCGGTTGCTTTTGGATCAGTAGAACCTCTGAGGTGAACCTCAACAACCTTAGATCCAATGAATTCAATATTAATATGCTCTACATCACTTAGAGTATTCATATACAAAGGAGCGGGCATACACTCATTCGTTTTATCCCAACGAACAAAACGAGAAAGATTTTCTGGTTTGTTAATACCAATCCAACAGTTTGTGGGTCTCCAACGGTTATCGTCCCATACATAGTCGACTGTTTTATGAACCCCATCAAACCACTCAGTCCAAAAATAGCCAGGAGGAACTTGAGTAGTATCACCAGCGGATATCACTTTCAGCTGCGCTCCTACACCCATACCACTTAAGTTATAGATTGGCCGCACACAATATTCACCGGTAACGTCGGGCGCTACCCCACAAGGACCACATCTATAGCCCATAATAGTAGCGAGCCACAATTTATTAAACCAGTGCCTGTGCTCTGGATATGCTTTCCATGCATCACAATCGTATTTAATCATTAGTGCAATTTACTGTTGGGGGATGTAACAATCTCGTCTTCTTCTGAGTCACCCTGAACCATAACAAGAAATTTTTTACGTAGAGACTCAAAAGCTTCTTCTTCGTTTACCGCGGTTGTATTAATCGATTCTTCCTCTGGCTGCGCAGCTGATTCGTATGCAGCTTGTACTGTTAGGTCATAATTTTCTAATAGTTTACCTGTCGGGGTACTTTCTCCAATTATATTAACCGCATTAATAATCATTTCTTTATCTGGCTGATCCATGTACGTCATCCACGGACGAAACGTAAAATATCTAAAACCAATCTTGGGATCTTCTACCGTTACTAAACGAAACCCATGTCTAATAACAATAGTCGGATCATTATCGCTGTTCCACTCTAATACTTCACAAATAATCTCTTCACCGTTATTTAATTTGAACTGACGGATCATTGACATCAGAGATCTACCTTTATTAGTTTGTGTTTGAATTGCTCTTTGTTATATATCTTTGCTCTTTCAGCTGAATGAAGGAGTGTAAAGTTCTGTCGACCCTTCCAATGAAGATCATCAGCAATGTCATATAGCTGTGTGGTAGAGCCATCATCTGCCTTGCGAAGACCTCTACCAATACTTTGCAGAACACGTATCTGCGACTTCGACGGCGACGCAAAGATAATATTGTGTAGGTTCTTGATGTTGATACCTGTACTAAACGTACCCATCGATGCTACTATAATAGCATTATTCTGCTTTTCAACAATTCGTCGAATAGCCTCGCGATCGTTTGCACCTACTTCGCCCGAGACAAAGAACACTTTACGATCCAGCTCAGCCTTATTACTTATCAAATCATAAAGGACACGACCGTGCTTTTCTACCAGTTGATACAACACTAAAGTGTTACCGTTTTGATCTAGTGTGAGGTTGCGTATAAAATTATTACGCTTTTCATTCTTAACAATAAACTCTATCTCTTCTTGGTAAGTCTTTTTACCAAAGTCTTGTCGCACTTGCTCGCCATAGTTCATTACTAGCATAGTAATCTCTAATGGGGCAAGAGTGTCATTATCTTGTAGGTCCTTAGTAGTGGTTACTTTGTATACAGGACCAAATAGCCCTTCAAGAACAAGTTTGTGGGTCTGAGTGCCATCTAAAGTACCAGTCGTACCAAATCGATACTTTGCCTCTGTAGCCTTATTCATTATAGATGATAG